ACTGAATCAAAAATAACTCCATTGCTTGTTGTAACATTAACTTTATGATTTACATATTGACCTACTCTAAATTTATTTTTCATTTTAACCTCCAAAATATTTCATACCATTCAGATGGAAACTTAAATAAGTTATTAGGAATTGTTTCTATTTCTTCCCTTGTTAATGTATCAAATAAACGAATCTTTTTATTTACAAACTTTAAATAAGTTTTTGTAAAACCATCTCTATCTGGTTTATTAAAAGACAAACGTCTTTTGTTTCCGGAACAAACAAACTCTTTCCATTGTTTTTCAGTTTTAAAACTAATCTTCTGTGACTTTTCTCTTATCATCTTTTGCCCTCTTTACTATCTTTATTGTTATATCATAAACATGATGTTTACTTGAAATAACTTGAAACATAAACGAATCTGTGTTATAGCCTAATACATCTAAAAACTTCATTAATTTATCACTTAAACTTGTTCTTTCACTCAAAAATATTTCTAAATGTGTTAGGTCAAAAAGTCTTTTTATTAAAGACTCATTTTGTGATGTAGCAATATCAAGTAACTCTTTTAATAATTTCTTTTTCATATTAAAAAACCATATCCTTCCAGGATTTTAGCTATTTCATATTTATGTGTAAATGATATAGCTGCCATTGGTGTACATTTTCTTTTACTGAAATATTCTACAGAAGAATAGTCAGTATGTAAATGAACTTCATCTCCACCAAACTTAAACTTTAAATTACCATCTTCATCAACTGGTTGAAACTCTGGCCTTCGTAAAAAATCATCGTAGATAGCACCATCTTTTTTGTTTAATTCAACATAGATAAATTTCCCTTCAATGTTTTTATAACAAATCATAAAGCCCTCTTTATAAGTGAGCGAGGCATTCGCCCTTAACTGGGAAGCCTATATCACAAATACCTCGCTCGATGTAGTAGCGTCTTTTACAAAGACGTCTGTTTAAGTTCAAAATAGAAATCGTAAACCTGGAGGGGACGAAGTCTATAATAAAAATAAACATATGAGGGATGTGAGGAGTTGAACCTCAAGCTAAAAAGTAAGAGGGCCCAAACTTAATAACTTCATTAACATCATATTTCAGTATTCCGCCTGATGTTAATGGCTCCCGGAGCTCATCCCAAAGTCAATTGTTTTTAACAACTAACTTAATCAAGATTAACCAAGGATGGTTAGCCTTTGGTAATATCAATATATAAATTATCATATATATAATTATTATATATAATAATTCATTTTGATTCATTCTATCATATTATAGACTGATTGTAAATATAATCTTTTCATATATATAGAAACCTGAATATAAGAAAATTATCTATATATATCAAAAATCATATATAAAGAAAGATGAATTATGTGACAGCCATATAGGTGGTCTATGTCACATTGCTGTCACACTCTAAGTTCTTTGCTGGTAAAGACTTACGGTCCGCTGTGACAGATGTGACAGCTGTGACAGCCATATTTTTTTCTTTTCAAAATCGACTAGTCGAAAATTAGCGATTTTTAGCTGTCACATTCATCACATCTGTCACACAATCTCCTAAGTTCTTTCTCTATATAGATTTATATGATTTTGAAATGTGACAGGACTGTGACAGATGTGACAGAAATCAATAATCTTGAATATGATCAATGATTTTTAAAAGATTATGAATTAGGCTATTTCCTTAAAACATAAAAAATTGCTATCACAGCCATTACAAAATGTTCATGTGGTGTCTCACCAAGACACTTTCTTTCAATAATTGATATAGATATATAGCTTTTATGTTTAAGTTTGTTGGTGGGCATTGTAAGCTAATTGTTATGCATTCGGAGAGTTAGTTGATTGATTCAATCAATCAAGCATTTGTCCATAAAAAAAGAGGCCGAAGCCTCTTTTCAAAATGATTGAAGAATTAAGCGTAGAGCTGAATCTCCTTTTCATTTCTTGAAGTGAAAACTACATTGCGTCCGCGAGTTACAAAAAAGATACCTTCTTTCTTTTCCATATACCGAAGGTAACCGAGCATATCTTTTTCATCTTTTTTTGTCATTCTCATGATGTAAGAAAAAGACATCCATCTTTTGTTAAGATTCGTCATTGCTCTGTTGTACATCCTTCTAAGTTTTTCTCGTCTACTAAGTTTTCTCTGTGCCATTTTTGGCCTCCCTTAATTAATCTTGATAATACTAATATAATACATTTACACTGATATGTCAATAGTATTTGATGTTTTTATGCACTTTTTTAAAACTCTTTTTCATGTATATTTTAGCTAAAGATGCATCTTCTATCTATATATATTTCTATTTCTTCTATTATATAGATATCAGATAAAATCCTCCAGCTATATATATAACTTTTCATATATAAGAAAAGCTCAAAAAACTTTTAAAAAAGTGCGATTTACTATTTACTTTTCAATGAACCTGTGATATATTAGTTAATAGATATTTGATAGAAAAAGATGAATAGATCGGACATCAATTGTGATTAGATCGAAAATCAATAGAGAAGGGAAAATCTTAAAATCAGTAGATGGTGTATATAGAAAAGCTAATACTGATTATGAGTAAAAATATTTTTTAAGGATGGTTTAACCATGGCAAAGAAAGAAAAAGGACTTATGAACGAAGACATCAATGATGAAGTAACTCATGATTCTCAGGAAGTTGTCGACCAGAAGAAAGCTGAACGTGAAGCTAAAAAAGCTGAACGTAATGAAGCGAAAAACAGAGTACGTGAATACATCAAATCTCTGGAAGATGGAGACAAGCTGAAAGCTGATCTTGTTCTTCTTATTGGAACCGGACATAGAGCTGGTGGAGGTGGCGGACAGAAAAGCACTCTGAACAAAACACTACGTGAGTTCTTCATTGAAAATGGAGAGGCAACAGAAATGGACCTCTTCTTGAAGTTCAAAGTTGGACGTCCTGACATGGCCTACAGAGCAAAACTTTTTATCAAGACTCCGAATGTAGATGATCGCCTCTGGATTAAGTTTGATGAGGTTGAAGAAAAATACATTCTTGTTGGTCAGGGTGCAGATGTTCCTGAAGGCTGGGATGGATATCTTCCGGCTGAACAGAACGTTCTTTAATCATTTGATTAAACCTCGGGCTCCGATATTATGTATCGGGGCCTTTTTTGTTTATCTGATAGTTGAGCTTGATTGATTTCTTGTATCAACTAACCCTCCAAATGCCTGAAAAATAAGTTGTAAAAACACTTAAAACTATTGACATCTTTTGTGTAATGTGATATATTAGTATTAGCTCATTGATAGAAAAAGATTGAATGATGGAAACCGATTGTGGTTAGTCTAAAGATCAATATTAAATAAACTCAAAGGATGGTTAGTATGGACAAAGACAAATTAATTAAATTACTTGAGTTCAGACTCCAGGAGCAACAACTCAAATATGAGAATGCAAAAGTAGCAAGAGACCATACACTTGAAACTTTGGCAGCTGGTAGAGTTCTTGAATTGATTCATATTATTAGTATGATTGAGAAAGGAACTTGGGAAATGGGTTTTTAAATTAAAGAGGCTTCGGCCTCTTTTTTTTGCTTTAATAATATATGATATATAATGATTTTTTATATATAATATTATTGATATATATAGAATATAGATTTATAATAGAAATAATAAACATTAAGCAGAGAAGGATAAAATGGAACTTGACGAGAAAATGCAAAAACTAATAACTCAATATCAAGGTTGTTATGACTTAGCTATTGCTCGTTTAAAAGTTTCTGACTTAACAAATGATGAGTTTGAAATTATTCAAGAAGACGAGTTTTTTATAGCAAGCATTAATTCAATTGATGCTGATATACAAGAACGTCTTTTGAATAATTTAATTGTTTTGTCTAGTTCGCAAAATGAAAGTATTAAAATGAAAGCAACATTAGAATTAGGCAAAATACTTTATGATAAAAAGTTCAATAAGACAAAGAACAATAATCCTGACGATGAATTAAGAAGAAAACCAACTATAGTCCTTGTTGGCAAATATCCAGGAGATGGAAATGCAGCTGATTCAAAGCAAGATAGCGAAAGCAATACAAGAAGTTGAAATAGTTGGTAAAGTTAAAAATGAGTTAGTTGATATAGAACCAATATATGATCATAAAATAATTGTTGGTGGAAGAGGAAAAGGAGCATCTTGGTCAATTGCAAGAATATTATTACTTGAGGCAATGCTTGAACCATTATTTATTCCCTGTGTTCGTGAAGTACAAAAGTCTATTGATAAATCAGTTAAGAAACTTTTAGATGATACAATAATAACATTTGGTTGGCAATGGTTTTATAAAAGTTTAGATACTGAAATTCGTGGATTAAATGGAAGTTTATTTTCATTTCATGGTTTGCATGATTATAATGCTGATAGTATAAAATCATTAGAAGGTGCGGATAGATGTTGGGTTGCTGAGGCTCAGTCTATTTCGAGAAGAGCAATTGATATTTTGCGACCAACTATAAGAAAAGAGAATGCTGTTATTTGGTGGGACTTTAATCCGAGATATCCTACTGATCCAGTATGGATTGATTATATTGAGCACAAAGATCCATATGCAAAAGTGCTTTGGCTTAATTGGCGTGATAATAAATGGTTTACTAAAAAACTTCAGCATGAAATGCAAGCTGATTATTCAAGAAATGAAACAAGAGCAAGACATATCTGGGAGGGTGAACTTGCTGATATGGGTGATGAATATATTTGCCCATTAGAACTTGTCAATAGAGCAATGGAAAATAAGATAACTGATAATAAAAGTTATGATTTAGTTGTTGGTGCTGATATTGCTCATCAAGGTGGAGATGAAATAGTTTTTTATAAACGGCAAGGCGATCAAATTATAGATAAAGAGTATATGCTTAAAAGTAATGATCCTGACTCTAAGAGTTTAACAAGACAGATATTAAATAATTTGCAACGATTTATGGGTGATAGATCAGTTATTTTAAATATTGATAATGGTCATATAGGTGCGGCAATTGCTGATTTAATGATTGATGATGATTATGCTGTTAATAGAATTAATTTTGGTGGTAGCCCTAAAGATAAAGAGCATTATGCAAACTGTGTAACTGAAATGTATGCTGAATTAAAAGAGAAACTTTTATATGTTGACATACCAGATGATGAAGAATTAAGAAGTCAACTTATACAAAGAAAATATAAATTTGTTAGTGGTAGCAGAGGATATGAGGTTATTCAAATTGAAAGTAAATCTGAATTAGCGGATCATGCTTCTAATATGAATAAATCGCCTGATAGAGCTGATGCATTAGTTCTTGCTTATTATGAACCACCAGAAGGTTCAGGTTCAAGTGGTTTTGCTTCACCTAAAATACATTAATGGAGGATGTTAATGAGTAATCCAAGAAGTATAGATGATATTAAAGTTGCATATCAAAACTTAATATTGCAATATGGAAGTGGCTTAGTACCAGTGACAAAACAATTGATATGGGACGGAGCAGTAGGTGCTGGTACAGATTATTTAGGCATATTAGCAGCAGAAGAACTTGTTGATATTGTTTCAGATTCTATTGAGGATGCTGTAGCAGGTGGAGGAGCAACAAAGATTGTTATTGTTGGTCAAGGAGATGATGGCTTAGAAATAACTGAAGAAATAACTTTGACTGGAACAACATTAGTTACTTCCACAAAAAAGTTTAAAGTTATTTATGAGGCTTATGCTTCTGCAACAGAGGATGAGTCTGAAATCACTGGGCCAAATCATGGAAACATTAAAATAAATGAAACTGGTGAAGCTACACATATTATGGCCATTATTACTGAAACATATGGTAAAAGTTCAATGTGTTTTTATAAAGTTCCATCTAATAAATTTGGTAAATTAATGCATGTAAGATTTTATCCTGCTGCAGGAAAAGTTGCAACGGGCTATTTGCTTATAAGAAAAAATGGTGAAGGAACAGGAGATGCTTGGAATGGACAATTAGCAGCTGTATTAGATTATTCAGCGGCAGTAGTAGATTTAAGAGATTTTCCAAAACTGTTGCATCCTGGTGCTGAGATTATGTTACTTGGAGAAGTTGCAGCAACTACTGGTATATTAGCAGCAAACTTTGAGATAGAACTTGAAGAACTTTAAGGAATAAATAAATGGATTTATTTGGCATTAATAAAAGGCGCAATATTCATATACAGGCTATGGTTGATAAACAAATACAGGCTATGATTGAAGGTGAACGTCGTGATGTTATACTTGAGTCTTTATTAACTGGTACAGTTATATCAGGAGATATTAAAGGTATAGCTAATGTTTATAAAACTTATGAAAGTCAAGTAGATGCTATTTATAAAAAATATAATAATAATGATGATTATGGTTGTGCACAAACTAGAGCTTTGATAGATATGAGAACAGCTTTTATTGCTGGTCAAGGATTATCAATATCTTGTAATGATAAAAAGACATCAGACTGGATTGAGAATTATATACAGAAAAATAGACTTAATGGTATTAAATTATTAAGGATTGTTAAATCAGCAGAAATGTCTGGTCATACATTATTATATAATGATCCAAAAACTATTATTGAACGAAATTTTGTTAATTTGCTTAAGTTTCCTTATTATAAAACTTATCCTAATAATTATTTACCTACATTAGTTAATAGAGATATAAATAATATAAAACTTTATAATAAGAAAACAGTAGGAGAAAAAACATTATTAGTAAAACAGGGTTCAGTATATATGCCTTTTGGCGGTGATGATATGTTGACACATGGCCCTACGCCGAAGCTTGGAAATATACTTATTAACCTTGAAAATTATGATCGTGCATCAAAAGATATGCGACGATTAAATTATGTTCTAGCAAGAATAACACCTACAGTTGAGTGTAAAGATAAAAATGAAGTAAACTCAGCTCTTTCTTTTATGGATCAAAGAAAATGGAAAATTGGTGATTCATTTGTTTCGACTGCAAAGTTTAAATATGAAACACCATCAACGTCAGCTCATGATATGTTGATAAAAGAAATGGTTTCTGAATTAAAAGTTATTTCTGCCAATACAGGTATACCAGTACATTGGCTTGGTTATGTAGATTTAATGAGTAATAGAGCAACAGCTGATTCTTTATATGAGTTTATAAACAATGCAACATTGTCTGAAAGACTTATACTTGCAGAAAGTTTTTATGAACTTATAGTTCTCGCTCAAGAAGTATATATTAATAATGGTGGCGAGGATATTAAAAAAATCAATTATGATTTTGAAGTAAAAATACCATTAATTGATTATGCTAATTTTCTTGAAAGAGTAAAAGGTTGGAGCATGGCGTTTGCTGATGGAGCCATTTCTATGGCTGATTATAGAAATGAACTTCCAGGAATTGATCCAATGAAAACGAAAAGAGCAATTGAAGAGGAAAGAAAAGCAGAAGAAAAAGAACTAATGAAAACAAACAAGGTTCTTTTAGAAAAGGCAAAAGCAGAAGCAAACCTTCCTGGAGCTTCTGGTAAAAATAATATAGAGGAGAGTATTGATGAGTGAAGATACAAAAAAGAAAAAAGAAGAAAAATCTGTTGTTAAACAAGATGCAAGTGGAGCTCAGAAGTTTCAAGCAACAAAGGAAGATACAACAGTTGTGATGAGTCCTGAAGAAAGAAAAGAAAAAAAGTTTCAGGAAACTAATTTCACAACAGTCCATGATCTTATCAAAAATAATAAGATACCTGTTGCTGAAGTTAAGGAAAACAAATAAGGGGATTTGTATGTACAAGAAACCTTTAAAAGTACGAACGCCGGATA